ACTGATTGCCCCCCCCCCCCCCCCCCAGTTATCAATTTCATATTAACCCCTCGGACAGCAAATGTCCCACCCTCCCCTTCATCATTTCCCACACACATGAAAAAGCGCACAGCTAAAACCAAGTCGGTTCAGCCCAAGTTGGCTGAATACACCATCAACATGGAAACCATCACCGCGTCCGTGGACGACGCCAAGGCCACCCTCGACGCGCTCTACCTGCTGCTCAACGCAGTCATAGAGCGGCTCGCCGAAGAGCAAGGGAGGGCCAAGAAGTGAATCCTGACCTAGTGGTCGGCGAGATCGGCTTTGGCAGCAACTTCGGCTCCTCCGCGGAGCTGGAGTTCTACCGCGCCGAGGACAAGCGCAACGCGGCCGAGGTCGCAGACTTGCAGGCCGAGAAGCGCGAGCTGATCAAGCGCGTCAACCGACTCAAGCTCGTCTTGAAGCGGTGCGCGGCGCTCTCTCCCGACGTGAGCGACGAGAAACACGAAGCCCTGCTCGCCGTGGAGGGGCCTCTATGAGCCTCCGCTACGAGCAATACTGGGCGCTGCGCCGCACCCGCCAGTTCCTTGCCGACCTGCTGCACCCCAGCACGCGGCCGAAGACCGTCAAGGAGCTGCGCGGGCGCGCGTCCGCCTGCCTGCGGCACTTCCCGCTCCTCGAAGAAAGCGGCAAGCCCATGTTCTCGCAGGACGACTTCAAATCACCGGAGGGCTACGAGCTGTGAGTGCCGGAAAGGGCGACGCCCCGCGGCCGATAGACGGCCAAAAATACCGCGAAAACTGGGATCAAATTTTTTGCACAAAACGCTTAAAAGTTGTTGCCCCGATGTCCGCATTTGTCCACACTTGCCCACACCAAGAACCCACGGCTGCCACCACGCCGAACGACGTAGAAACGGCAGCCCATGAGACCCGAACTTAAACAAACCCTTAAAAGCGTATGGCCCCATGTAGCAGACGATGTCATAGCGGTGGACGAAGCGTGCGACCGCTGGCTCAAGCGTCGCTACGAAATGCGTCAGCGCCGGAGGGAGCGCAATGAGTCCGGTGCAGACTTTCATTTACCTAGCTTTCCTCGCCCTGCTGGTTCTCGCCGTGCTGGCAGCGAGTGATGACGACGACGACAACTTTGTATGAAAACCACCACCACCCCACAAAGCCCAAACACCGAGAAGGCAGTGCTCGGCACACTCATGGCCGAGCCGAAGCTCGCCGATGAGGTTGCCGGTCTGCACGCTGATCTTTTTTACACTCCGGCGCACCGCGCGATTTTCGATACTATCACCGAGATCCGCGCAGACGGCGGTGTGCCAAACATTATCGCGGTCACTCAGCGCCTCGACGCGCAGAAGAAGCTGACCTTTGTCGGCGGCGCCGGAGCCATCACCGAGTTTCTCGTGCAGGCGTGCGGCGGTCTGGCCGCGCTCGAATATCATGCGCAAACCCTGCGCGATCTGCATGGCCGTCGCTCGATTATCTCCGCGGCAGTCGCCATGCAGGCCGCTGCTAACGACATGGCTGCGAACGCCGACGAGGTGCTGCAGTCTGCCGGAGAGAGTGTCCTGTCGCTAAGTCTCGGCGCTCCGACCGACTCGATGCGCAGCGCGGCCGACATCGTGCCCTCGCTCCTCGAAGAGCTGGAGGCTCTAATGGACAACAAGCAGGCCCTCGGTCTGCGCACCGGCTTTGCTGATCTGGATCAGGTAACCGGCGGTCTGCGCGGCGGAACCCTGAGCGTCATTGCCGGACGTCCGGCCATGGGTAAGTCGGCCTTGATGATGAACATTGCGGACAACCTGATGCGCCGCAAGGTGCCGGTGCTCTACTTCTCGCTGGAAATGCCCGCCAATGAGTTAGCCGCTCGCGTAGTGTTGTCCCGCGCCAACACCAACACCGAGCTGGTGCGCAATGGATTTGTCGATATGGCCGGAAAGCGCCGCATCGGTTCCGTCGCTTTGGATTTTTCCGGTGAGCCCTTGTACATAGATGACCGCTGTGGAATGTCTTTGTTGGACATCCGCGGACGTGCGCGACTCGCCGTGCGTCGCTGGGGCGTGAAGATCATCTTTGTCGATTACCTTCAATTGGTAAGCCACGGCGGCGCCAAGAGCCGTGAGAATGAGGTCGGCTTCGTTTCGCGCGGACTCAAAAGCATGGCCATGGAGCTAGGCATTCCAGTGGTCGCCGCCGCGCAGTTAAACAGGCAAGCGGAGAACCGGCCCGACAACCGGCCGAAGCTGTCCGATTTACGCGAGAGCGGCAGCATCGAGCAGGACGCCGATCTCGTTGCGCTCGTTCACCGCCCTGCCTACTACGCGGTCGCCGACGAGGAGCCGGAGCCGCAGGACGCGGAGTTAATCATCGCCAAGCACAGGGCCGGACGCACCGGCACCTTGAATATGACATGGCGTCCGAGCCTGACGCGCTTCGATGCGAAGACTCCTGTCAGCAACATCGTCTCCGCGCCGCGTCTGACCGACGAGGGCAATAGCGTCTACGCACCGGACAAGCAGCTCTGGGAGGCGATCAATGAATAGCGCTGAAAAACTCAGGGACGTGCTGCATCCGCAGTGGCACTACTTGTCCGCTGACAAAGCTGCACTTATTTGCGACCGAGACGGTGCCTCAATTTCTGGTTTTGTTGTGACCAACAATAAAACAGGCGAAATCGCCATCGTTGATAAAAGCGCGGTGCGCTGGCTTTCGTCGGACGAAATGTGGTGGCTCATGCATGATTCACAGTCGCCACTTAACAAAGAGGCCATCAACGAATGATCAACTCCCGCCAAAAAGGCGCCTCGTTTGAACGCGAAGTTGCCAAGGCTCTGACCGCCGAAGGTTTTCCGGCCAAGCGGGGCGCGCAGGTCTCGCAGGGATCTTGGGGGATCTCCGCACCGGACGTGATTGTGCCCTGCTTGCCGGACTTCCACTTCGAGTGCAAGCGGCACGGACGCGCACGCTTCGATCTCGATGCGGCCGTCGATCAGGCGCGCCACGATGCGGGTTATTTTTACGGCGGTAGCCGCAAGATCGCCGTCATCCACCGCAAGGATCACTGCGACATGCTTGTCACCATGCCTTTTGAGGACTTTGCCGCTCTCGTGCGCCACTCCGACTTTCCCATCCAACCAAAAACACCAAACCCACATACACAAAATGAATAAAAGCACCATCACCACGCCTGTCGGCGCAGCCAAATACCCACACCTCAACAAACCGGACAAGAAGTATGCGACGAAAGAAAAGCCTCACGGCGAGTTCAAGGTCGATCTTGAAATGTCCAGCGAGGACGCCGCGGACTTCATCGCAAAGATTGATGAAATGTTCAGCGAGTTTGTCGCCGACAAAAAACGCGAACTCAAAAAAGACGCGCTCAAGATGCACGCCTTTCCGTGGGAAGAAAACGACGGCATCACCAAGCTCAAGCTGCGAGTGAAAGCCATGGGGCAGACCAAAGAGGGCGAGCTGTTTAGTCGGCAGCCGAAAATGTTTGATGCTTCCGGCCAAGCGGTCACCGAAAACATCGGCGGCGGCAGCAAGCTCAAGGTCGCTGTGGTGCCATACTTTTGGTACACCGCGTCGCTCGGCGCCGGAATCACGCTGCAGCCCAAAGCCGTCCAGATTTTGGATCTCGTCACTTGGAGCAGTGGCGGCAGCGCCGAGGCTTACGGCTTCGAGGTGACTGAGGCGCCTCGCGCATCGGTCAAAACCGGAACCAACAACGAAGAAGTCGAGTGGTAGCCATGGCAACCACTGCACGCAAAAGGGGGGCGGCAAAACGCCGCTCCCCTTCGGCCAAGGCCGCGGAGCCTGCGCCGGAGCGCTTCGCTGCAGACGGAAGCAAGATTGTGCGTCTGGAACGGCTAAAGGCGCACCAGAAATACATCCTCAAAGACGGCACGCAAGTGGTCGGCGCCTCGACCATCTCCAAGATCGGCGATGACCAGAGCAACTTGATTCACTGGGCTTGGAACCTCGGAAACAAGAACGAGGACTACCGCAAAGTCAGGGATAGGGCCGCGGACATCGGGACGATCACGCACTTCTTAATCGAATGCTTCTTCCACGGTTGGGTGGCTGATCTCTCCGAGTTCGCACCGGCCGACGTCGAGAAAGCGGACATCGCGTTCGCCAACTTCCTGTCCTTCTGGGAGGAGCAGGGTCTCACCGTGCTGGAACCGGAGGTGCAACTCGTCAGCGAGGCGCACTTGTTTGGCGGCACTATCGACGCGCCGTCCATAGACAAGGAAGGCCGCGTCGTGTTGCTCGACTGGAAGACATCGAGCGGCATTTACCTGAGCCAGAAGCTACAGTTAGCCGCTTACGAAAGGCTGTGGAATGAGAACCGGCCGGACCAGAAGGTTCAGCGCCGCGCCGTCGTTCGCATCGGCAAGGAAAAGGCAAACGACCACAGCATCGAGTGGATGTTCTCTTCGGACAACGAGTGGGATCTGTTCAAGGCCCGCCTTGATCTGCACTACGCGAACCTCCGCTACAAGAAAGCCGCCTGATGCCTCGCCGCAAATACATAGCCATCATCCGTAGGAAGTTGGGCCGCGAAAAAGCGGACGGACTCACTATGGGTGATGGCCGTGTGTTCATTGATCCGCGGCAAAGCGGCATCAACGAGCTGGACACCATCGTCCATGAGTTGCTGCACGACTGTTTCCCCCACCTGAGCGAAGAGGCCGTCGCCGATGCCGCCGGAGTCATGGCGCGCAGCATGTGGCGCGACAAATGGAGGAGGGTCATGGAATGACCGACACGCCCGAAACCGACAACCTTGCCCGCGGCAACCACGTTGTGCCGGTGGAGTTTGCGCGCGACTTGGAGCGCAAATGCAACCTCTACAACTCGTATTTTGAATCGACCAAAGCGGAGCTGAAACAATTTAAGCGCGCGCTTAGTGATGCGCGCATTGAGGCGTACAACTGGAAAACAGCCTTTTGCGCACTAAACCCCGCCGAGCTTGCACATCCACGCTCCACACTCCGCACTTCCCCATGACGTCCGCAATCCTCATCGCCTTGGTCGGCCTGCTCTATTTCGCCGTGGCCATCGATCAATTCTGCATACAGCACAACTTTTGGGCCGGTGTCGTCTGGTTTGGCTACAGCGTTAGCCAGATCGGTCTTTGGCACATGACCATCCGGCCATGATTCATGAGTAAATACGACATTATGACACCGGAAATCGCCGAAATCGACAAAACCATTGCCCTGCTCAAAACGCAGCGCACCAAACTTGTCGCCGCGGCGGCAAAGAAGAAAGCGGATGCGTTGTGCGCGGAAATGCGCAAGCGCAAGCAAGCGAAATGAATTTTCTGACGGCAAAAGCGGGTTCGTGCAGGCGCGCATGGTGGTGTGCGCCTCGGAGCAAGCCGGTATGCCCAGCCCCACGGAGCACGACCAGTGGGGCGCCGTCAAACTTTAGAGCGCGAGGGAATGCGGCGGACGTTGTGGTCTGGTCATTTCATCACCCCGCTCCTGTAACCGCATAAAACAGGAGCCGCTCTATGTATTTTGAAACCGAACAACACCGCGAGGTCGAGGCGCGCATGCTGCAGGAGGTCGCCGACAAATACGGCTACCAAGTCGAGCGCTGCAGCAAGGCGTATCCGGTGGACGCCGTCTTTATGCGCAACGGTGTAGCCAAGCGTCTGGTCGAAGCGCGGCGCCGCTACAACTCGAAGAACGAATACCCGACATTCCGGTGGAGCCTGCAGAAATACGTCAGCCTTTCCCAATACAGCCAGATCCTGCCGACCACGCTCATTGTCGAATGGACCGAGGGCATCTACGCGCTCGATATCACGCGCAAAGCGTATCCTGTTATTTATATGAGGCGCCCGAACGGCCGTTGCGCCGCGGACAATGAGCCGTGTGTAGACATACCGGTGTCGGACTTCAAGGCGGTCATCGAGCGACAATGATTAGCTGGTCACCATATCCAATGCGCGCCGAAGTCGCCGGTGTCGGCACCGCGTGGCTGCTCTACGTCCAGCCGCAGGGCGGTATGGCGAACGACATCTGGACGTTTGTGCCGGAGTCAACCGGCCAACCGCTGCACGTCCGCAGCGACCAGTTCCATTTTTCAGAGAATCCGACTTTAGACATAGCAACTTTGGGCGCTGACACGGCTTAACAAATCGGTTCTGGGAGGGACCGCGCGTCAACCAGTCAGCGCCCATTACATTTTAGAGGGGAGAGCGCAGCGGAGTCTGCGCAGAGGGAGTGAACGAACAGAAACAACGGTTTCAGCCGTCTGAGCATCCGATTATGAAGATCGACACCGATCTTCTGAGCAAACTCGGACCAGAGGACGGCTGGACATACTTAAAAACCCGCGAGGAATTGATCGCCCGCGAGAAGGCCGACCCATTCCGCTACGGCTACGAGCCTCCGGTATGGAAAAGGGCCAGCGAACTCCTCGAAAAACATAGAGAGCTGCTTGTCCTTGGCGGAAACCGCAGCGGAAAAACGGAATGGGCCGCGAAGGAGATCATCAAAACGATGTATAACAAGGCCGGAGCCGTCGTCTGGTGCTTCGCCGAGACCTCCGCGACCAGCATCGAGTCGCAGCAGCCGCGTCTGTGGAAATTCATGCCGCCGGAATGGCGGACGGCACGGAAGAGTTCCGTCACTTCAATAAGTTTTACTATTAAAAATGGTTTCTCAGAGGCCAAGTTCGTCGCTCCAAACGCGTCAGTCTGTATTTTTAAAAATTACGCGCAGGATTTGAGTGTCATAGAAGGTGCGGAGCTGGATATGGCCTACTGCGACGAATTAGTCGGTCTTTCGCTCATTGAGACGTTGCGATTCCGTCTGTTGGACCGCAATGGCAAGCTCGCCGTGACGTTTACGCCGGTCCAAGGCTACAGCCCGACCGTTGCATCGTACCTCAACGGCGCCAAGACCATCGAAGAGGCCGACGCCGAGCTACTGCCGTTGCACAAGGAAGAGAATGGCCAGAAACTTGTCACCGGCTACGAAAAGGTGCCACTCCTGCAGGTGTCTACGCGCAACCGGCCGATCTTGTATTTCCACACCAAGGCCAATCCATGGGCCGGATGGTCGCGCATGCGCAGGGAGCTTCAAAACGAGACCAAGGAGAAGATTTTATGTCGCGCCTATGGTGTGCCGACCAAGGCCATCTCCGGCCGCTTCCCATTATTCAACGAGAAAGTCCACGTCATCAGGCACAGCGACGTGCCGGAGGGTACGCGCTACCACTGGGTCGATCCGGCCAGCGGAAGAAACTGGTTTCAGCTCTGGTCCGTCCACGACTCGGCCGGTCGCTGCATAATTTATCGTGAATGGCCAAGTATGGACGACTACATCCCATCTATCGGCTACGCGGGCGAGTGGGCGCTGCCGGACGGCAAGAAGATGGACGGAAAAGCGGGACCGGCGCAGAGCGACTTCGGGTTTGGCTTGGAGCGATACGTCGAGGAAATCAAGCGCGTCGAGAACGGCGAGAAGATCTTCGAGAGGTACATGGACAGTCGCTTTGGCAACGCGCCGACGCTCGCGCGCGAGATGCCGACGACCCTGATCGATGAGATGGGCGAGCTGGGTGTGGACTTCCTTGCCGCACCGGCCGACTCGATTGACGAGGGCATCGCCATGGTCAACTCCATGCTGCACTACAACCCTGAGCAGCCGGTCAACGCGCTCAACCAGCCGAAGCTCTACATCTCGGAGCGCTGCAAGAACACGATCTATGCGCTGGCGACGTATACCGGAGCGGACGGCAAGAAAGGCGCGACGAAAGATCCGGTTGACTGCGTGAAATTCATCGCGCTCTCCGGCGCCGGAAACGTGGACGGCGAGACGCTCATGTCCCGCGGAGGAGGAAGCTACTAGTGGCTCCCACTGGCATAGTTCCACCGCCCCCGCGCGCGAGGCCATGGCGCGGACGCAGCAAAGAGCCTCCGCGCTGTGGCGTGTGTTTTAAGCAGCTTCGTATCGAGGACATCCATGGAGTGGACGAACAGCTCGGCCCCATCTGCCGCGAGTGCGGCCCGCACGTCATCGCCGCTAACAACGTCATGTATCCCTTCTGGATATAACCATTCGCCATTCGCAAACCCCGAACACAAACAGCTTAAAATTATGCTATTCACGCAAAAAACCAAAACCATACCGGTGGACCGCTATGCCGTGTCCGACAACTACGACCCCAAGGGCGCTCTCGCGTTCAGCCGCGAGCAGGCGCCCAATGCCTACTTGGCCGTGATGACCGAGCTGCAGGACCGCATCGCCGACGCCGTCACGCTGTGCAGCACGATGGCAACCTCGAAGGAGGGCGGATATCTCGCACACGCCGCCGGTCAGCTCTGCGCGCTGCAGGAGCTGTGGGACGCGCTCGAAGCGCGCCGCGCGGAGTCCCATCGGGTGGAGTAGGTTTCGCGCCGTAGTTCAAGCGTGCTTTGGGTTTTAGCCGCCAATGTAAGCATGCGGCGACACTATACCCGCGCAGTGCAGCGTGAAGTAAACATTACGGCTTCTTAAAATACTACTGGACATCCGTTCAGTATTACCGAATACTAGATGTATCAACGTGGAGTGCGCTTTCATGGCGCTGGGTGTTGATCGGACTGAGAGACGAACTCTCTGGCACTACTTGGAGGTATAAGTCCATGGCGGAAGGGAAAGTGGCGTCGAACGACGCTGATGTAGATGTAGTTTCACTAGCTATTCAGGAGCTGTCTGGCGGCATGCCGGAACAGAAACTGGAAGAAGTGAAGTCGGCGGATGACGCCGAAGATCTTTTACAAGACGAGACAAACGAAGAGGAGACCGAGGAGAACACCGAGGAAACCTCCGAAGAGGACAGCACAGAAGAGTCTGGCGAAGAATCCGAAGATTCCGAGGACATCGAGGACGACGACAAGCCGGTCAGTCACGACAAGGTTCAGAAAAGAATCGATAAGTTGACCGCGCAAAAACGCGCCGCAGCCGAAGAAGCCGCAACCGTCAAATCGCAATACGAGGAAGCGCAAAAGCGCCTTCAAGAGCTGGAATCGCAGGTCAATGAGGCTTCGCGCCCGATCCTGCAGCCTAGCGCGGAGAACCCGCTCGCCGATGTAGATACCGCCGAAGCGCTTGATGCGAAAATCAAGAGCGCTCAGGAGGTTCGCCGCTGGGCTTTGCGCAACACAGACGGTGCCACCGTGCGTAAACCGGACGGCACCGAGGTCTACGTTGACGCCGATGAGGTAAAAAATTACCTGATTCGCGCAGACGACGTCCTGACGGTGCATGGTCCCGCCCGACGCGAATGGCTCTCTCAGAGGCAGCCAGCAGTCGAAGCGGCCAAGAACCTGTTCCCCGACCTCTTCACAAAAGGCAGCGCGCTCAACCAAGCGTTCCAAGCGACCGTAAAACAAGCGCCAGAGCTACTGAAGCTCCCGCAGGTTGAATACTGGGTCGGCTTGGCGCTCTACGGTGAGCAGCAGCTCATGGCCAAGCAGGCAGCGTCTAACGCTAAAGCCGCCGCGTCGAAGAAAGTCTCGTCTAATAAGATCGCAAAGACACCTACCCCAGCGAATCCGATTAGCGCACCGAAAACTTCTACCAAAGGGGCCGTTTCTAAAGCGGCCAGAGACAGGGTTATGTCGAGTGGCAGGATCGATGATCTTGCCGATTACGTCTCGGAAGCTCTGTTTCAGTAAAAACAACCTCACACTAGAAAGAAAAACTTACTATGGCAGCTCCCGCGGGACAATTGTTCCCCTCAGTTGGAAATAGGGAGGACATCCTTGATGTTCTTACCTACGTCGATAACAAAAACACACCCATCTCTTCGAGCATTGCTCGCGTAGGTGCGGACATCACTAATCCTTCGGTTTACAGCTATTTGGCCGATTCCTACAGCGCTCCGTCCACAGACGGCGTTGTTGATTCCGCCGATGTGACCGAGTTCGCGGACGCGGCTGCAAACCGCGTTATGCTCAGTGCTCGCGCTCAAAAAATTCGCAGAACTGCCCGCGTTTCCGATTGGCAGGCGAACCTTGCTGACGTTGCCGCTATCGGCCGTCGCAAGGAATTTTCACGCGCCATCGCAAAGAGTATTTTGGAAACAAAAAGGGATGTCGAGGCTGTCATCAGCAGCGACAACGACTCCGTCGAAGGTTCCGGCAGCGTGGCTTATAAAACGCGCGGCTTGGGTGAGTGGATCAAAGCCACTGCTCAGACCGATCTGCCTGTGCCCGCTTCGCAGCGCACTCCGTCCACGTCGATCAGCACGACCGCGACCGCGTCGCTCACCGAGAGCGCCCTGCAGAACGTCTTGCAGAGCATCTATGAGCAGACCGGTTCGCAGGACCGCTTGGTCTTGGTCGCTGGCCCTTCCCTGAAGAAAGCCATCACCAACTTCACGCGCTTCACGGTCAACTCGACCAGCAACGTGTTCAATCTCCGCCAGACGGCGCAAGCCGCCAGCTCGGATCGTCTCGTCTCGAATATCTCGTTCTACGAAGGAGATTTTTCGACTTTGGAAATCGTCAGCAGCCTATTTTTGGCTGCCAACGCTTCGACCGACGCTGAGAAGTATGCCCGCGGTTACATCATGTCGCCTGAGAGCGTCATGCTTCGCTACGGCCGCAAGCCGCGCTTCCAAGAGCTGCAAGACAGCGGTGGCGGACCTCGCGGTCTCGTTGATTGCATCGTGTCGCTCGCAGTTATGTCGCCGAAAAATATGGGTAAGTTCTCCGCGACTTCCTAATCGAACAACTAACTAGAAAGATCGTACTATTATGGAAATCTTCGAACTCCCCGCTGAGACCAAAGCCGCAACCGGCTTTACCCACAAGGCCATCGTCACGCACGCTGACCTCACCGAGTCCACCGCCGACACCGACCAGACCATCGCGCTCTTGAGCGTGGCCGCTGGCGATGTCGTCGAGAAGGCTGCCTACAAACTCGTCACCGCGTTCTCCGATGCTTCGGATGGCGCGTTCAACGACACCAAAGTGCAGGTCGGTGACGGCACCGACACCGATGAATACATCGCTGCCACGCAGGTCAACGTCAATGGCACCGAGGTGCTCTACGCCGCCAACGTCAACACCGTTCCCTTCGCCTACACGGCGGCCGACACGGTTGACCTGTTGGTTGAGAGCATGACCGCCAAGTCACTGAGCAACATTGATGCTGGAGAAATCCACATCTACCTCGCCGTGACGAAGCTGTCCTCGCTCTAAGCGTCTTAACACACTGCCGTCCGCACTGCGTATGCGGGTCGGACGGCAGAAGTTAGGATGTCAGATCAAATATTCTCCGATCTGGTCGGAGACATGGATGACGAGCTGGCTCACCTTGTCAAAGAGGAGCTGCAGACAGGATGGCGCGCACAACAAGTGATGGCCGCTATCGAAGCTCGCAAAGCCAAACAGGTCAACGACCAGTTAGAACACTGCACTGTAGACGGCATCGGTCAGCACGTTATGGACGTTCCGGCCGATGCTTATTTTGCGTGGCAGAAGCATCTAGGTGACGGCTGCTGGTCTGACAAAACATTCCGCCACTGGTTTCTAAAACGGAACCCTGAGTGCGCGATTAAGTATACCCCGCGCAAAACCACCGTCCTGATCTAATGAAACTCGACCGCGACAAAATCACGCGCATGATCAGCGACATCGATCAGGCGGACCACGACGGCTCCGGCTACCTGCATCGCAAGCTCAAGAATTTCAACGTCCGGTATTGTATCTGGGCCGGACAGAGCGACGACGGCCGCAAGCATCAAGCCTTCTACGGCAAGAAAGTTTTTCCTTGGGAGAATAGCTCGGACGTTTCCGTCAGGATGGCCGAATCGATCATTCGGGAGCGGGTAATTTCTCTCACGTCCGCATTCTTCAAGTCGCGCCTGCAAGTCCAGCCGGTCGAGGTGATGGACGCCCCCAAGAAGAACGCCGCCGAGACTGTGCTCCGCTGGCTCCTGCACAGCCACTGTGCCGACGACATGCGCCGCGAGATCCGCTTGGCTGCAGAGTTTCGTGAGACCTATGGCCTCGCCGTCATGGCCGTGGATTGGGAGCGCCAGACCCGCGTCGAGGTGAAGAAGTTCACGCTCGAAGAGGCCATGATGATGATCGAGGAGACACAAGATCCCAACCTGCAGGCGCTCCTCGAAGTCGTTCTTGATCCGGCTCAGGAGGAGCTGGCCGCGGAGCTTCTCGGTCAGGTGGTGCCGGAGCTGGGCAGCGTGTCCAAGGTTCGCCAACTCCGCGAGAAGGGCGAGGTCGAGTGGGAAAGCCCTTATATTTTCTCCAGCAAGCCGGTAGTCCGCGCGCTCGAAGCGTGGGAAGACGTGATTTTTCCAATCCAGACGGACTCCCTGCAGAGGGCGCCCTTCATCGCCCGCCGCGAGCTACTCAGTGAGTTCGAGCTGCGCGAGCGCGCCGCGCTGGAAGGCTGGGACAAGGAGTGGGTCGAGCGCGCGGTGAAGCATCGCGGCGAGATGAAGCGCATCCACATGAATATCCACCGCTCGGATCAGTTCCTGTACGAGCAGATGCGCGACCTGATCGAAGTGTGGCACGTCTACCGCAAAGAGCACGACGACCGCACCGGCGCCACCAAGGTCACCCGCACCGTCGTCAACTACAGCATCACCGACTCCGTCGCCCTGCATGAGCTGATGCCGTACGAGCATCAGATGTATCCCTTCATCGAGCTGCCCCGCGAGCGCAACACCCGCCCGCTCCTCGAAAGCCGCGGAATTCCTGAGATCGTCCAGTCGGCGCAGGAAGAGGTGAAGGTTCAGCGCGACTACCGCGTTGACCGCGCCAGTATCAGCATCATTCCCCCGCTCAAGGTACCCGCCTCGCGCGGCCGCCTCGATCTCGTCCTTGGACCAGCGATGCAGATCCCTGAGAGGCGTCCGAATGAAATTAATTGGATGACACCGCCGCCGTTTGACCAAGGCAGCATCGAGGTCGAGCAGGCAACACGCGCGGACGTTGACCGCTACTTCGGTCGCATGACCGAGAGCGTCAATCCAAACATCGCCATGCTGCACATGCAGGACTTGGCCGACTCATGGCTACTCGACATGAAGGTCATGATGATCCAGATCCTCGCCTTGGCGCAGCAGTATATGTTGCCGGAGGAAATTTCTCGCGTCACCGGAAACGCCACGCCGTTAGCTGAAGGCGCCGCCGACATCCGCGGTCGCTATGACATCACTGCCGAGTTCGACGCGAGAACCCTCGATAACGCCGCCTTGGAGGCCAAGATGACGTTCCTGACCCAAAATCTAGTGCCTCTGGATTCCATGGGGGTTATCGACCGCGCTCAATTGATCAAGGTCATGCTCGGCAGCGTAGACCAGAATCTCGCCAACCTTTTGGTCAGGGATATTGGAGCCGCGACGCAGATGGAAGTTGAGGACGAGCAGACCGCATTTGCGAAGATAGCCGCGGGAACCGAGCCGCCGCTTAAAGAGGGCGGACAAAATGCCCAGATCCGATTGCAGACCCTGCAACAGATTATCCAAAGCAACCCTGCTGTTATGCAGCGCTATCAATCCGACGAGATCTTTAAGCGCATGATCGATGCGCGCATGCAGGCGTTTAATTTCCAACTGCAGCAGCAACAGAATGCAATTATTGGCCGCGTTGGCACGCAACCGGCGCTGCAGAAGATGGCGCAAGAACAACAAATAGGCGGGCCGCAGCCTGCCGCCGCTTGATATGACTCCAAACGTCAACATTAGAAACATCGCCGGTCTAAACATCCCCCAGCACGACCACATCACCTGCGCCTATTACTCCGGCACGAACAATTTGCAGACCGTCACATTCCGCGAGGGCGGCGGCAGTGGACAGGTGGTTGCCACGATCAATTTCACCTATACGCCGACGCAGCCGCCGACTGCGAACGACGCGGACATCGCCACAGTTACACGCAGCTAGAGCATGGGACTAAAGTTCAATCCGCTGACCAGCACGTTCGATCTTGTGGGATCGGGCGGCGGGTCTGCGTTTTTTGCTGGAGAGGTCGCCACCTATGCGGATTTGCCATTGGACGGAACCGCTGCGCTCAACTCCCGCTGGCTGGTGCGCAGTTCCAGCGGCACATGGCCGTTCCCGAATTACCGTCAGGGCGGCATCTACATCCGCACCTCCATCGTCGGCTCCTCCCGCGACAACGACTACACGCTGGCCGACACTAAGCTGCCGGATGTCTTCGCCGACTCCGCGTTTTTGCTGTACGACAACAGCGACAGCACGCGCAATCTCCAGTTCGACCTCGGCGGCATCTCCACCGGCCAGACCCGCACGCTGACAGCGCCGAATGCGTCTGGCACCATCGCTCTGACCAGCGGAACAACCTTCACCACGCTCACCGCCAACAACGGCACGCTCACGGCGTCCGCGCCTGTGCTTGATTTGGCGCAGACTTGGAACAATGCGGCGGTGACGTTTACTGGGTTGCGGTTCAACGTGACCAACACGGCCAGCGACTCAAACAGTCATTTTGCCGAATTTCAAACAGGAGGGGTAACGCAATTTGCCATAAGGAATACAGGAGAGATACGAGTGAGGTCTTCGCCGCGTATATCAAGCCTCGTAGGCGCGACTTGGGCAACATGGATTACTGGGAGTTATAATAATTTGTTAGAGGTTCACGCTCCGCAGTTGCGACTGGGCGCAGATGGGTCTGGAAGCACGCGATTGTTTGTGGACGGGGCGAATATTTTCGCCCAACGCGATGGCACCGCAGCCCAAACCTTCAACATATACAATACCTATAGTTCGAGCACGAACCACGAACGCGGCTTCCTCAAGTGGAGCAGCAACGTGTTTCAGATCGGCACGGAGAAGGGATCGGGCGGCGGGACGGCGAGGGCGCTGGAGTTTCAGACGGATGGAGCGACGCGGATGCACCTTTCTACGGGTGGCGCCGTTGGTTTTGGCGGACCTACAGGGCAATCAACAACATTAGTTGGATGGGCCGGTAACTGTTTCATGCGCCCAATTAACGCATCGGCTGGCGTTCTAACATTGTTGAATGCCGCGCTGGATGGCTTCAACCGCCTTCAATTCGGCGGCACCACCAGCAGCTTCCCCGCCCTAAAGCGCGACAGCACCGCCATCCACATCCGCTTGGCCGACGACAGCGCCTTCGCCCCACTCTCTTGCGCGGCGCTGACCCTCAACGGCAACCTCGACGCCTCCACGCGAGACATCGTCACCGACACCACAACAGGCACCAAAATCGGCACGGCGACCTCGCAGAAGATCGGCTTCTTTGGCGCAACGCCAGTGGATCGTCCTGCAACCGTGTCAAAACCAGATCCTTTCCAAGAAAGCGGAACAGTGGATGCGGATGCTCGGACTGCCGTCAATGCTGTTATCGACCGCCTGCAAGAACTCGGCCTCATTGCCACTTAAACTCTATGTTAGCCAACCCAACACCCATAACCGTCGAACCCATCCCTGCGAAGGTGTTCGATAAACTCCATGTCTATACGCTCTCGGCCATCCAGCCGACAGCAGACAGCGGCTCCATCACCGTGGAGCTATTGCCCGCCACCGCAGACGGCGAACTCGCCAACGGAAGCCTCGTCCAAAAGATGACCGCGCCGTTGAGTCCCGAAATTCTTACAGCGGTTCCCGAACTCGCCGCCGCTTTCGCCGCAGTCCTCGCCGCAATTCCCGCGACACAAGCGTATCTGGCCAGCCAGCAGGAGCAGCCCAATGAATAAGCAAGTCACACTCACCGAGGCCGAAGCCAAGGTAGTCATGCAATGCCTCGATCTCGCCGTCAAAACCGGCGGCCTCAACGCCGCCGCGCAGATCCTGCCGCTGGCTACGAGCATTGAAAAGCAACTCACGGAGGAAGCACCCGCTGCTGAATAATGAGGACTGTCACCTTACAGTCTATCCTCTTGAGGGCATGGCAGCGTGTCGGCAACGACGCCAGCACCATCGACGCCATCCCATCCGGCGCCAGAACCATGCTGACCGCCGCCGCCAACGAGCGCATCGCCGACTGCTGGGAGTGGGCCGATTGGCCGGAACTCATGCGCGTCGAAAGCCGCACCGTGCAGGGCGATGCGACCAGCGGCTATTACATCGACTATGAGCAAGTCGGCCAGACCGCCATGGGAGAGGTCTTTGGCGTCCTAAGAGACAACCCTGCAACCCACGCCGCGCCCCGCGCCATCGGCTACACGCTCCTCGGCGATGCCATTCGTTTCCCCGAAGACACCGACCTACCAACCACCGTCTGGGTCAACTTCCGCATCCGCCCGACCGAATACTCAGCAAGCAACCTATCGGCGACAGTGCCCGCCGTCATCGCCAAAGCAGTCGCACTCATGCTGACCTCGGACCTCCTCACCGAAGACGGCCAGCTCGACAAAGCACTCGCCATGGAACAGATGGCCGAGTCCGAGCTGATCTCTCAGCGCGACAAATACTACTTCCAGCAGGGCCAACCCTCCATGTGGACCGCCCGCGTCAACCAATACTAATCCTATGAACCCTAACGTCAGAACAACGAACAAAGCCAACGGCGTCCGCCTTATCTCCGACACCACGGCCGTCACCGGAACATTCAGCGTTGTCGAGAGCCTCGACGCTGCGACCAAGTTCCACACGCTCGCAGGCAACCAGACCAACGTGGCGAACACGACCAGCGGCAGCGCCTACGCGTTTCCGGTCGGCACCGCCATCGAGGGCAGCTTCACCGAGATCAAGCTGCACGCCGGTGCCGTGCTTGCCTACTTGAAGTAACACCATTGAGGAGCCGGACGATGAGCCTGTCGTATTTTCATCATAACTTCACGACCACCGAAAAAGGCGTCATCGGCACGGCCACGTCTATCGGCTCCTCAGTGTTTTCTATGCTGCCCCATTTAGAAGCAACCCTCCGTATAGGCGGACTAATTATAGGAATTTTGGTCGGACTGGCCACGCTCATCAGCGTCCTTCACGACATCAGAAAGAAACAGAAAGAACTAAAGAAATGAGAAACTGGAAAACAACCCTGCTCGGAGTCCTCACAATCATCGCCTCACTCAGCACCGCTGGCCGCGAGTTCCTCGCCAACGGCAGTATCCCCGACCTCGGCCTCATCGCCGCGAGCCTGCTTGCTGGTTGGGGATTGGTCGTCGCCAAAGACAACAACGCCCGCCTCTGACTCCATGAGCGTCCGCGCCACAAAACTCATTGCAGTTGCGATCCTCGCCGCCATCTGGGCTGTCGCTGCGGCTGGATGCGTGACGGTCGGCTATGACTTCTTAAAGCAGCAAGCCACCGTCACCGTCAACCCGCCGCCCAAAGGCTACGCGAAGTAACCATGTGGAAGTGGATCAGGAATCTGTTTGGCAAGAAGTCCGCGACTGGCCCAGCGCCAGCCTCGCCGAGCTTGCCATCCGTATCCACAACAACCTTCACACCCGCCGCGAGCAAAGACTACGACGAGCGCAGACTGAACACTCCGAACAAAAGCAGCCGCCCCATCACGCCGACCATGATCGTCCTGCACCATACCAGCGGGAGCTATAACGGCTCCGTCTCTTGGTGCATGAACCCTGAGAGCAAAGTGTCCTACCACGTCATCATCGCCCGCAACGGCAACCGCACCGTCCTCGCCGACGATACGGCCCGCTGCTGGCACGCTGGTCTGTCAAGCTGGCAAGGCGTGCCGGACTGCAACAGCTACAGCCTCGGTGTGGCATGGGACGGCAATACATACGAAGACCCGCTCGGTGAAGCCGCCATGGAGTCCGCCATCCAATACATCGTGCCCCGCATGAAGCGCTGGCACATCCCGATGTCCCGCATCGTGACTCACCAGCAGATCGCCCCCAACCGCAAGAACGACATCTCCCCCGCCGACGCGGCGCGGTTCAAGAGCAGACTCAAGGCAGCACTTAACTAATGGCATTAGAATCTCCAGTGCAGCGTGATGGCGACGCCGGTTTCCTCGGCTTCGCCAGCCGCTTGAACCCGCTGACGTTGCCCGCAGGCATGTTGCAGGACTCAGTCAACATGCGCCTCGAGCGCGGAACGGCGCAAACCCGCAAAGGCGCCAAGCGCCTCACCGACACCATCGGCACGACCGGCGCCCCGCTGACTCTCGACTTTACCCTCGGCACCGACGTTTCCGTCACTTCGATCACCCGAGCCTCGACCACCGCGACCGTCACCGCAACCGCCCACGGATTCACCACCGGCGACCAAGTGAACATCCGTGGCGCCGCCGAGACAGACTACAACGGCGACTTCATCGTCACCGTGACGGACGCCAATACTTTCACCTACACCGTCAGCGGATCTCCCGCGACACCGGCCACCGGAACCATCATCGCCAACAACGGACCCGAAGTGCGCGACAGCTATGACGGCGGACTGTATGCGGCCGGTGTCTTCGCCAGCCAGAACTACGACAACGCCAACGAATTCATCGTGCTCGCCGGATCAGACAGCGCCACGCTTTACCGGCAGGGACAATCGCCGGTGGTCAAAACGTATCCGACCAGCCCCGCCGAGAAGATCGAAGGCACCGACACTGTCAGCGTGCTACAAGCCTTTGATCGCTTGTATATCCTCCGCGAAGCCTCCCGAACCGCCACCGGCTATGAGGAAAAGCTGACAACAGCCTCCGGCATCACCGTTTCCTCGACGACGGCCACAGTCAACGTGAACGCTCACGGCTATCCCGAAGGGGCCACCGTTCGCATCGAAGGCTCTACAACGCCCGCCTTTGACGGCCATGAGTTCCGAGTGCTCGGCACCAACCTTAATACCAACTCCTTTGAGATCACCGTTCCATCCGGCACCGCCACGCACGCCGCCGCGACCATCAAAGTCCGCCGAGTAAAGCCGCCTCTATTTTGGGATGGTGGAAGCGGCAACTTCGTCCGCGCCAGCGCGGGCGTGCCCAGCGAAGGCGTCACCTATACGCGCATGCCGAGTGTCGGCTGGGCCAGCTACCATAACAACCGCCTCTGGATCGCCAAGAACCGCGACACCGTGGGCATCAGCGACGTTCTTGATCCAGACTTGTATGATCCGTTCTGGAACAGCTTCCGCGCAGGCGCAGGCGGCGACGACCGCATTGTGGCAATCCACCCATGGGTCGAAGGCCAAGCCCTCGTCTTCTGCCGCAAAAGCATCTGGCTCGCCACGCTCAATCAATTCGCCTCCACCGATGGCAGCGACTTCAGCGTAGATACTCCGGTCTCGCAACTCACCCTCCTCACCAACGAAATCGGATGCAGCGCAAGGAACACCATCGTCACCGCCGGTAACTTTGTCTTCTTCCTCAGTGACGCTGGTATCTACCGCCTAGACCGCGCCCTCGACCTCAAGGTTCGCGGCGACACCAAGCCTCTCTCCGAACCCATCGCCGACCTTTTCAGCCAAGTTGTCCAGTCCCGCGTAGAGCGCAGCGCCTTCGGCATCTGGCACAACAACCGTTACCTAGTCGCCCTCCCAACCAGCACTGACCCTCTCGACGGCAATCAGCTTGTCATTGCGTGGAATGCGCTGACAGAAACATGGGAATACCGCGACATCTATCCGAGCAGCGCCTCGGTCAACCAGATCCTCGTCGGCACCTACGACAACCAGCGCCGCGTCTTTAGCATTCCGCGCTCTGGAAACCTCTATCTGCTTGAGGAGGAGAACAGCGCCGTGGACTCCAACGCGGTCGGCAGTCTGAGCAACAGCAACCCAATCACCGGAGCCATCAAGACAAGGCGCTACGATTTCGACGACATGCACTCCAAGAGGTTCCTCCGCACGATTGCTGACGTTGTTTTGCCGCTCAACTCAACGGTCAAGACCAAGATCAATTCAATCAATCCAGACCTTCCGCCCGACCTGAATGACCCTGATCCAATCACCGGCTACAAGATCGGCGAGCTGACCAACTCGGCCAACGACAACCCCGAAGATTACAACATGAAGTCGCCGATCCGTTACAAGGCGCACGCCATGGAAATCATTTACACAACCTCCGGTGGGCGGCCGGAAATCAGATCCGCCAGCATCGAGGCATCGCCCAAGTCCTTGCCTCCGACCGAAACAAGATCAGCAGCATAACCCTCAACTACCCAATGGCCTCATATAATTACACCTTCACCTCTGGGGATACCGTGACCCCGACCAAGTTGAATTCCGCTCGCACCGTCAGCGAGATCGTCAACGCGGACATCAAAAGCGACGCCGCGATTGCTCTTAGCAAGCTCGCCACAGGTGCGCTTCCTGCGGCGATCACAGTTGCCTCGGATAACT